AATGCTGAAAGAGCAAAGGCTGAGATAAAAGGTGCAATTGCAAGAGAAGTTTACGAAAATGGTTCTAAGAGACTTGGTGTTTGGAATCAAAAAGACGTAAATTCAATTTTAAACGCAAGGGCTGAAAAGATTAAACACGCATTTGATCCAGAGGAAGTAAAGGCATTTCACACTTTGAACATTGGCAGTCAGATCATGCCTGGAATACATGGTTATGAAGGAGCAGGTCAACAAGTTCAGAGACTTGGAATAATTGCAAGCAACGCTCCAAAGATAGGCGCAACAACAGGCGCAAGCATTGGAGGTGCATTTGCAGGGCCAACAGGTGCTGCAGTTGGTGGATATGTTGGTCAAAGAGTAGGTACTGCCTATGAGCAAAGTTCACTTGAAAAGGCTTTGAATAAAGCAGCGACTGAAACACAAAAAGAGATGAAAAAGAACGCTCAAAAAGCTAATATTTTAAATCTCAGAGATAATAAAAAGGATTGATATGTCATCGTACACAATACTTCCAAATGGTAAACAACAATTTATTACGTCTAATGGAACTCCATTAGCGGGAGGAAAAGTTTATTATTACATTCCATCAACAACAACTTTTAAAAATACATATCAAGATGCAGCAGGAATTAATTTAAATACAAATCCAGTTGTTCTTGATGCTAATGGTCAATGTATTGTTTATGGTCAAGGTTCTTATCGTCAACAAGTTTTTGATGTAAATAATAATTTGATTTGGGATCAACAAGTTGATTCACCTGGTTCATTTGGAAGTGTTAATACATTTACTTCAGATGGATCTACAACAACTTTTTCTTTAACTGGGACACCAGTAAGTTTAAATAGTATGAATGTTTCTATAAATGGAGTTACACAAATACCAGGAACAAACTACACTTTAAGTGGTCAAACTTTAACTTTAAGTTCTGCTGCTCCAATTACTTCTGTTATTGCAGTTCAATTTTAAATGACTAATAAAAAAATATCAGCATTAAGTTCAGCATCAACTCCGCTGACTGGATCTGAAATTGTGCCTATTAATCAATCAAGTGTTACTGATAGTGTTTCAGTTGCCAATTTAACTGCAGGCCGTTCAGTTAGTGCTTCAGATTATGTAATGTCTACTGGTAATTTAGTACCAAGTACTGCTGGAAAAGGCATTAACTTTACCGCCAACACTCCTGCATCGGGTATGACAAGCCAGTTGTTGAATTGGTATGAAGAAGGCACTTGGACACCAGGAATTGCGGGTGACGGTGGTAGCGTAGGAACAGGCGCTTACACAAGCTCTGGACGTTACACAAGGATTGGTCGTCAAGTAACAATTACAGGAACAGTTACATTTAGTAATTTGGGTTCATGGACAGGACGAGTATTTATAACAAGTGTTCCGTTTAATGCCTCTGGCTCTGCATTTTATGGTGCGTGTTGGATGAATGGAACTACTATTTCAAATGTTATGAATATGACATCTGCAATTGGTTCGACATCTTATTCTCGTGTTCAATTTTTATGGACATCAAGCGTTGGTGGTGGTGGAGATAGTGTGAGATTCACAAATATATCTTCAACTACTGATATTGAATTCACACTTACTTACATGGTATAAAAATGTCACTTACAAAAGCATCTTATTCAATGATTACTGGCGCACCTATCAATGTGCTAGATTACGCTAGTCTTGCTACAACAGTAACTGCAAAATCTCCTAGTGATTCAAATAGCCATTTGTTTACATCTTTTTTGTCTTGGAGAATACCAATCCAGACAGCATTGAATCAAGCTAATACTAATGGTGGTGGTTGTGTTGTTTTGCCTAAAAACACAGTTCCATACTACATTGATGACTATTTAACAATTTACAGTAACACCACTTTGATTTGCGAAGATTGGATTGTTCTTGCTGATTACACAACTACTGGAGGAACATTTGGTGCTATTGGTGAGAACATTTTAGTTATTAACTTTAAACTTGATAATAGCAATCTTTATGCTGGTGGTTCTGGTCAAAACGGAATTGGTGCTGGTGGCACTTTAAATACTGTTAATAGCAAAAACATTAAGTTCTATGGAGGTGTGATTAAAAATTGCTCTAGTGGCAATGGAAATAATGGCACAGGCGATGGTGGAAAAGGTGTACAAATTGAGCCAGGCAATTTAGAAGATTTTGTCATTGATGGCATGACATTCTCTTATTGTTTTATGGCTATGTCAAACATTCGAGATTACACAACTGGTGCTAATAATTTGCCTTACATGGGCATTTTGTATAACAATATTACTGTTGACAATTGCAATATTATTTTCTTTGCAAAACAAGCAAATGGAACTGAAGTTCAAACTGGATTGCAACAAACAATTCATTTAAATAATTTTTATGCTATTGCAAGCGGAACTTTTGAAGGATGTTTTCAATTTTCTAGAGCAACTAACATAAAAATTAGCAATGGTACTGTTGTTGTACCATCTGGATATACAGCAACTTCTTTGATTCGTGGCAACCACGCTGATTGCACATTTGAAAACATTGAATGGTATGGCAACACACATACTTGTATTAGTCTTGATCCAAGCACTTATGCAATAGATTCAAGCCAAGCAAATCAAAACAATGTTTACAAAATTAACGTATTAGGAACGATTGACGTTATTGCGGATGCAAGTATAACAACATCATATCGCACATTAAATAATTGTTATGGTGAATTTATTTTTACTAATACATTAAATACTGGTTTTTTTGGATACGAATTAAGAAATGGAACATCAACATTTTTTGTTGGATATGGGACTACTCAAGGCGTAGTAACTACTTCAAACGCATTTGTTGGTAGTGCTTTGACAACTAATTTTTCTGGAATGACTTCTGGAGTTTATAACGTACCTGTTTTTGTAAATAATTTTTATGAAACTTTTACACCAGTTGTTGCAACCTCTGTACCTAATCAATCTTTATTTTTAAACACAGACACTAATAAATTGTCTTACAAAGACAATACTGGAACAATCAACGCACTCTATTAAAAGAAAGTCTTATGACCACTCAAACCGTTACTATGACACAAATCGTTGCAAACATATCTGCTGACGCTAATGGCGTTGTTGCAGTACGTTATATCAACACTTACACCGATTCAACTAGCAAAGTTATTCAAGAGGCAGTAGCTGGTGAATATATTAATCCTGGTGATGACTACAGCCAGAAAGACCCAAAGGTTATTGCTGTGTGCCAAGTTGTTCAAACACAAGAAGTTATTGCTGCTTACAAAGAGGCTCAAAATGCAAACTTTAATCCAACTATTTAAATCTAAAACTGTTCTATTTGCTTTATTCTTAGCAATCTTATCCATTGCCCAAGGATATGTTGGCTTATTGCCCTTATCGAAAATGGATCAAATGTTTGTTGGTATTGCAATATCTGTTGTGGTGACTTTGCTTAGAATAGTCACAACTCAGCCCATTTCTGAAAAATAAACAGGTAGAAAATTATGCCAGAATTAGACCCCAACATCACAAAAGACGCAGTAAAAGAAGCCTTGAAAGAATGGCTTAATGAACAGTTTGCTGCATTTGGTAAATGGACTTTAACTGGTTTGCTTTCTGCTGCATTTGTAGGAATGGTTTATCTTTGGCTTGCAGGGCATGGTTTTTCTATTAATAAGTAGGAGAAAATCATAGACCCTTTTACTTTAGCAATGATGGCTTTGGGTGCAGTAAAGTCAGGTGTTGCATTTTACAAGGAAGCTAAGTCGGTTGGTAAAGAGGCCGTTGGAGTTATTACTGAAATTGCGGACGGTCTGGGTTCTTTCTTTGAACATCAAGAAAAGGCTATTGCTCATGCTAAAGAAATTGAAAAAAATCCGCCTAAAAACAAAAGTCTTCAAGCAATTGCACTTGATAACGTCCTTAGAAGAAAACGACTTGAGCAAGCAGAATACGATCTTAGACAAATGCTTATTTATGAGTCTCCTCCCGAACTCCAGGATTTGTGGACTCAGTTCCAGGCCGAACGAACAAAGTTAATGGCAGACAAAGTTAATTTTGATAAAGCTCAAAAAAAAAGGATGAACGAGAGGCCAGAGAACGCAAAGAGGCCAGAGATGTATTTCAATTCAGACTGGTGGTATGCGCTGCAATACTTGTCTTTGCACTCACTTGCATAGGTTTGATGTATTACATTGACCAGGATTACAAGAAAAGTCTTGTCGGAGACCCTGCAATTATTCGTTTTAAAGAAAAGTTTGAGATTAATTCAAAAGAAATTGAATGTTTAAAGATTTTTCACGAGACTGGTTATTTACCTAAATACTGTTCTTAAGGGGTTCACATGGATTGGTTAAAAAGCATTGCTCCAACAATTTTTACTGCTATTGGTGGGCCTTTGGGTGGTCTAGCATACGAAGCGGTCTCTAAAGTCTTGGGAGTCTCTCAAGATGACGCTAAAAAGATGCTCGATGAAGGTAAGTTATCGTCTGATCAAATAGCACAAGTTAAGGTTGCAGAGCTTGAACTAAAGAAAACTGAAGAACAATTAGGTCTTAATTTTGAACAATTAGCGGTTGAAGACCGAGCGTCTGCTAGAAATATGCAGATGAACACGCATTCATTTTTAGTTCCAACTCTTGCGTTGATCATTGTTGCTAGTTTTATTGCGACTATCTTTGGGACTTTGATGGGTTATTCGCATATTGAGTCGGCTATGGCAGGCACTCTTGTAGGTTATTTGTCAGCCAAGGCCGAACAAGTTGTTGCTTTTTACTTTGGTAGTAGCGCAGGAAGTCAGAAAAAAGATGAAATGCTGCACAACTCAACACCAATAAAATGAACTATTCTAAAGACGGATTAAAGTTAACTGAACAATTTGAAGGTTGTAGGCTAGAGGCTTACCCAGACCCTGCGACTGGTGGAGCACCTTGGACGATTGGCTATGGTCATACAGGTGCAGACGTATTCCCCAGTCTTTTAATTACACAAGAAGAAGCCGAGAAACTGCTCTTACAAGACGTTCAAAAGGCAATTGATCACGTTAATAGCAAACTCCAAATTGAAGTCACACAGGGCGAATTTGACGCATTGGTGGACTTTGCTTTTAATTGCGGTTGTCGTAACCTGGATACCTCGACTTTACTTAAGAAAGTAAATGAGGGAGACCATGAGGGTGCAGCAGCCGAGTTTTTAAAATGGGACATGGCAGGTGGTCATGTCATGACTGGTCTACTTAGGCGCAGGCAAGCGGAGGCAGCGTTGTTTTTATCAGACATAGCAAAATGAACGATATTGCAGATGACGCTCACTTTACAGAGGAGTTGCACCGAGAATCTGCACTTAATGAGATTAGAAAACGAGCAAAACCTAAATATACGGGTTTTTGTTTAACTTGTAATGATATTAGTAAACCCAACTCACAGTTTTGCTCTAAAGACTGCCAGGAAGATCAAGAACTGATTATTCGTATTGGACGAATAAAAGGTAATTAATGATTCTTTTTCTTTAATTTAGCTTCTATTGATTTTGCTAATTTAGTTGGAAAACCTGAGTTTTTTATTACCAAATCAACAATTTGCTCATTAGTTAAACTTACCCATTCTTTAGTTTGTGGTTTGACGTAGAGCTTTGTACCCACAGGTAACTGCTCCATGTTTTCCACTCCGTCAAAACGCACAATACCATCAGTAAATGCGTGGTGCTCAATCAATGTTGCCACTGGCTCACCCTGCTCTTGCTTGGGTTGTGGGTGGGTGTAAAGAGGTATTTTTGACAAATTAACTACTGTTGGAGTTTCCCAAGATGTATATTTAGCCCACTCAAGTTTGCGTTGTTCAACATTAATATATGCCAAAGGCTCATCTTCCTCTTGTTTTAGTGCTTCTTCTAAAGACTCAATAGCTTTTTTTGTTAGGCTAGACCCATAAATTGCGCTATGCTCAACTTTCAACGCCTCAAGAGCTTGTTTCATTACTTCTTTAGTCATGCCTTACTCCTTTATGCCGTGTGCGGCTTCGATTTCGGCTGTAATCTCATAAATATTCCCAGAAAAACAGTCTTCCTCATGCAATCTATCAATATCTTTTCTTGTCAAAGGCTTGCGTTGTTGTGGCGGGGGATAATCAACTTCTAAGTCATACTTTTCGTGCGAACCGCATCGTTTGCACTCCACGCTAACCGTGTAGTTCAAGGTTTCAGGCTCACCCTGCTCTTGCTTTAGTGCTTCTTCAAGGGCTTTGATAGCTTCAACAATGTTAGGCCAACGCAACCCGCTTTCATTTAAAGCATCAAGTGCTTGTTTCATTACTTCTTTAGTCATTCTTGTCCCCTTGAGAGCACCTCTGATTTCAACTCACCTGTTTCGCCATCGAATGTAGCTTTTCCTAGTCTTGCTTTCATCATTTCATCTGCATATATGTAAGCACG